TTGTGTATTTCTGACGGTGCTCCGGCTGCCCCAGATGTTCTACGTCTAATTCTTAATATATTGGCCATACCTAGAAGTTCCCTCCGTCCACTAAATTCTCTTCGTCGTAATTAATCCAAGCATTGCCGTTATAACGCAAAACCTGACCCGTTTCTACTGAATTTATAGTAACATCAGTTAAACCATTTAATACTGATTGATTTAAAATATTAGTTTCTGTAGCAACTATTCTATCTTTTACCGTCAAATGGGATCCCGCAGGATTTAAACCAAGAACTGTTTGTACAGCCTCTAAAGCATCGTTGACGTTGGCGTGTTGAAGATGATGTGGAACTGTAACAGAATTTAAAGTATCATTGGCAGTAGGATTAATTAAATTATCTAAAGCTGACGGGTACTGTGAAGGCATTTTATTTCCTTATAGTGAAAGTATTTTATTAGATTCGTTACTCCAAAATATAGTAATAGAATTAGCTGTGTTTAAACCGCTAAAAGGCAATCCATCTGATGTGTCAATATAGAATATCAATCTTGCATTTGTATCAGAGGGACTATATTGATATAGAGCTAATGCATGAAAGGGGGATCCGTCATATTCAATTATCGTTAAATCCTCTGCATCCAAAACTCCGTTGGTATTAACTATCGAGCTTATTGCCTGAGACCTCAGCTGTATGGCATTTACTGGTATATCGCTTACGTATTGGTCTGTATTTTGGTTAGGGGTATAATTGTTTTTTAATAGTAAAACTTTTAATTGATTGGAAGAAACATCTATGTCACCATTTAATAATGCTTGTTTTGCTTTTTTATAAACAAAATTTGCCACTATATACCGATGCTTCCTAAAACTTTTATCCTATATTTATATCCTTTTTCAAAATATTGTTTTCCATCCGTAAAGTAAGATGGTGTAGCGTCATTCAATGAGGGGAAGTCTACGTAAACTTCCGGTTTCCACGAATGCATTTTTATATCTGCCGTTACAGCTTCCCAACGACAAGGCGTCTTTTGTATCTTTTTTCTTTGACATTGGAAGTATTTATTCGTAAGAAAGTTTGAAGCCGGCCTTTCATTAAAAACAACAGTTACCCTTCCGTTATTAAAATTATTTTCTAAATAGAATTCTCCATCGCCAGGGAATGTTTGATCTATAAAGAAGTTAGGATTTTTTGCAACTATGGAATAACTAAAATCTATATCTGCTTTTATTGATCTATCTTCTATCAAAACGGGCGATAGAACAGGTTCGCTTATCTGGGTTGAATTAGGAGTGGCTGTGCAATTTAGCCACGTAAATTCTATAATTTCTGTAGGAACTATTGTTCCAGAAGAATCAATAATATTTTGTACTTTAATTGAATATTTTGAATTCTCTTGAAGAGAGTTTGTTTTCCAGTAAAGGGTTATAATTCTTGAAATTTGATTATAGTCTTTTACCGTATTTATCAATTCAAACGGGTCGGATATTTGAGAAGGAGTAGCTGCTGCCGTAAAAAGAGTAAAATTTTCATTTTTCAATGAAGATATTTTTACTGTTCTAAAAAACTTTATGGAAACAGAGTAGCATCCAACTGCTGCTCTTTCTATAAGAAATAAGCTCACTTAAATTCTCCAGACTGCTAACTAAACAAGATAGTAATCGCTTATAGCCAAATACAAAACGAGGGGCCGAGATTACTCTCGGACCCCCCGTCTAGGGTTGTAACTATAACTACCCTAAGTATCAAATTACATTTCGTTTGTAACTTGAACCTCGTAGTTACGAGCTAGTCTGACATTCTTAGCAACAGTGATACCCTCACCGTCACCGAGCATTACGATGTCATAACGTTCCTTCATCTTCATTGCGCGGATGTCACGTGATGGATCATCAAATTGGTCCGTGCTCATGTCTTCTTTGACGAGGAGTGTTCCGACTTCGTTGCGGTCGATCAGGAATAGATCCGACTTGGCGGCGTTCCCGGCGCTCTTAGCGGTGAAGCTAACGAACGGCGAGACGATAACGTTAAGGCCCATCGGGGCTGTGGCGTTAAGCGCACCTTCTTTTGAATCCGGACGATAGCCCCAGCTTGTATTCACTGCCGCTGCGGAACCACCCGTGTGGAAGATTGCGTCCTTCAAGAAAACAGACCACATCAGTGGATGCAGGATGAAATCCGTCGGAACATGATTCTCAGCCATAAGCACGGCTGCCATATCCACAACGTCATCCCAGGTTACTGTCTTATTGAAAGCACCATCAATGCCACGACCTGTCGTATCATCGTATGAACCACTGTCGTTATCAAAGACGATTGTTGCAGCGTCCTTAAAGCGACTTAATGCAATCTGCTCCTTAAGACGTGCCATAGCACGGCCTGCGGCGCGAACATGCATTCCTACGATATCCCAAAGTGAGTCAGCAACAACTTCTTCTGTAAAAGCCAGCTTAACGCCCTTCTTGGACACCTTGCCCTCTACTTGCTTAGCAAATGCGAGAGCTTGCTCTGGGTATTCTTGTCCTTCTGGAATTTCTGCGGCTTGAATTGCATTAACTGCCGGGAACTCCAAAGAACGCCCTTTGCCAAGGCGAACCGTGGAAAGAAGAGGCGTAACCAACAACTGTGGTTCTGCAGCTTCCTTTAAGGTACGAGAGATAACTTTTGGAAACAACGCTGCGGCATCGGACGATGCAAAAGCTTCTTTAATTGTTACCCTGTTTTCTCCGTCGATGTACCCGTCCTCAGATAATGCAGCTTCCCAAGCCGGGAGCCCAGTAAGGAGTTCTTGGATTGTCTTACTCATCTTAGGATTATCCTCCTGTTATCTTTCTTTATAGGGTCAAGTTGACGCGGAATGCGCCAATGACATTGTTTACATCCAGGTTAGCGCGAATACCGAGCTTGCCCTTGAAGGTACCTGCGCGTGTCAGCTCATATACCGTCTTTAGTGCACCTGGATCTGATGGTAGCTGCATGTAGGAAAGGAGACCGTCGTCAAAGTTCGTTGCGAACTTCTCGACCTCAATTACTTTACCAACTTGCAACCATGGATACGAGGCAGCATCTGCATCTGACAGTGCAACCGCGCGTCCCATGAAGTCTGGGCGGATGAGCGAACCAGCGGCGACATCGGCGTTTAAGCCTGAAACCATTGGATACTCAACATAGCCATGAGTGATGAATCCTGCGCCTTGTGACGTGCCCTTATCAAAGGGACGATAAAGGTCATACTGCGCACAGCCAATCGGCTTTGAGCGGGCACTGCAAACGATTGTGTCGCCTGACGCACCTGCCGTTGGAGTTGCACCATCAAGTGGGTTCCAACCGCTTATTGTATCACCCCAAGTAACATTCGAGCCCGAACCATTTGCTGGAACAACTCTTGAGTCACCATTGCCATCTGTAACCACCGAAAGAATCGTTCCTTTAGTAAGAACAATCTCGAAGCGATCATCTTCTGAATCGAGGTACCATGTCGGCAAGCCGGGATGCGGAAGCAAGTAAGCTGCTGGGGCGACACCCTCAGAAACTACGAAACGACCGGCACCTGTCTTGGAGTGTACCTTACGAAATTTTGCTAAACTCATTTTTTTCTCCTCTTGTTAAATTCGATTAGAGTTTACGTCTGCCCATTAGGGCATCTACGAAAAGCTGCTCGAAAACTTCTTCAGAATTTTCTTCTTTTGCCTTTGGCTCTTCATCAACCGTAACAACTTTTTGTTCCTCTGCTACGACCAATTCTGATTCCATTGTCGGAACCTCAAATGACTTGGACTTCTTTTCAGGAAGCTTGGCGAGATCTCTCAAAGAATCAGCCAAGGACGATGCCGTTCTTGCACTGTGATCTTTTACGAGTTTATCTCTGTCGCTTGCTGAATCAATTCCAAGAGCAATCTTGGTGTCAACAACTCTTTCGGCAAGAGTATTATGAAGTGCTGCTTTCAGGCGAGCATTTTCTTCCTGCAAGGTTTTGATCAATTTTTGTATTTCATCTCCTTGCTCATCACCTTTATCTTCTTGGGCAATGAGGTCATCGGATTTGATCTCTTCCTTTTCAGGATCATTTTCATCTGATTTTTGCTCAGATGTCTCTTGTGGCTCTTCGGTTTTTTCGGAATCAACATCCTGTGCGGTTTGTTCTTCCGCTTGTTCCGAATTGTCACTGGAGATTTCTTGTTGCTTTTGTTCATCAGTTGATTCATCAACTTTTTCTTCAGCAACGACTTCTTCTTTTTGTTCTACTGGTTTTTCTTCTGCAGTATCTGCAGCTGCAGCGATAGTAGAAAGATCATGACTAAGCTCTTGTGCTACGGTCAAAATGTCTTCCTTAACTTGAGCATCTTCCATGCCTGTATTCTCCTCAGATGTTGTTGTATTTGAATCTTTATTAAATAGTAATGATTTCTCTATATTATTACTATTTTCGCTTTCCTGAACCGCCATAGCGGCAAGGAATGCCCCTTTTGTATGAAGGTAAACTGGTCTAGATTCTTTTTTCTTTAAATTCTTAAGAATTGATTCGTTTTCCTTCAAGGATATAATATCTTCCTGATCCATGTGAAGCACAAAGGCTGAGCTTTTTGCTATCCATGTATCTGAGTCTGACACTGGCATTTTTGAACCTATAGCTTTTGTATCTCTAACCCCAGACCTTTGATCTGCTGGCTGATTTACAAAAGAGTATTCCTTAAATGAAATATCTTGCATGTCTATAAAGGCTAATTTTCCTTTATAAACCTGACCTCTTTTATATTTTGGAAACTTTGGCCTGCCGCTAGCATCTTCTTTTGCTAAATCCTCTCCAGAAATTGAGCAGAGAGCTTTACCCGCCCTTCCGCCAACTGAACCGGTAAGATACCTTCTGTCGGCTATTTTTTGGGCGGCTGCAGGATCGGTTATGGCTATTTGAAGCCTTACGTAAGATGCACCATCTTCTTCTTTTTCCATTTTAGCGGCCATTACCCTGCCAATTGGCTCAGAATTAAGGTCGTGATTTAAAATTACCGGCTTTGGATAGGGTTCAACCCAAGACTGCAAAGCCTTTTCTAATTCCGTTGAAGAATAGTTATTATAATTTGCGGTAAGCCCGCTCGTGAATAGCTGCAACCTCTATGATGAGACCGTGGTTAGAATTAAAGTTTTCCAAAAAGTTATAATTTGATTCAGATAAGTTTGGAAACTCAACTGTGAAATTTTCTGTAAAATCAAAGCTCATTTTAACCTCTGTAGTTAACTATAAAATATAGTACAATTCTTTTTATAACATTAAACAATTTTATACAAATATATCAGACTTTTACTAGGTTGTCTAATTTTTCAGAACTTCTAGGATCCCCATTCTTTATATATTCAGATAGGTGTAGTTCCGACATAATATGAGGGGCATATATATAAGAAGCGCTATATAATTTTAAGTTATTTTCTTTTGCTTTCTTTGACCAACCAAGATCTTCACCCTGTTGATGAAACTCGTAATCCAAAGTCATATAGGTTTTCTTTGACATCATTTTAGCTGCCATTATAACGTCGGATTGAAAATAAGTTCCTATAGGATAATTTTGATCTCTAGATGCCTTCCAGTCTTCTCTCCATGACATTACACTGGGAAAGTTAGTGCCAACAGGAGTCATGTACATCAATGGTGAGACTGCGTCTGCGCCCTCATTAATATGAGCTATCAATAATTCTATTGTATTTGGGTTTTCAATTAAGACATCCGAATCAAGACTAAAATAATAATCTGGTTGATACTCTCTAACTTTTGACAGAATTGAATTTCTCATATTGATCATATTGTGATATTTGGACAAAGTCCATTGCCTACCATTGTTTTGATGCTCAAAGTGGGGTACGTCTGATCTTTCAACAATATCAAAGAGTGGAATATTTTTGTCTATTCTTTTCCACGTATTAAGGGAGATAATTGTAGAACTATCATTAGGATCAACTTCAAATATAAATCCAATATTTGACATACTAACGGATTGCTTTAAAATGCACCTAACCCAGTGCGGCAGTATCCAATCTCTTTTGTATATTGGGCAAGCTATTATCAGCTTCATTGTTGTTCAGTTTTGACTGTCTTTTCTTTTGTTTCTGACTTTTTATTTGAGGTTTTTTTTTCTGGTTGTTTTTGTTCTTCGACTTTTGGTTCATCTGTTTGATCTTCTGACTCTGAAAAAATTAAATCAAATCCTTCAGCAAAAGCGTCAACTATTTCTGTGAGTATTTGCATAGCAAGTCTTACTTGATTATTTTCAACGGCTGTTTTAAATCCTTTTAGCGCGTTTTCTTCTTGAAAAAACTCTTTAGAAATTTCAGATTTTATCATTAACGACATTACTTGAATCCTTTTCTTCTTTTGTATACACTACATTATAGTCTTTTTCTAGGACATTTTCAACAACAGACAACCAACTTAAATCAGATCTTCTAATATTTGGAGAAGTTTTTCTTCCACTTTGATTTGCTGGACGAGTCGCATTTCCTGCTCCTCTTCTTTTATTTGGTAGATTTCTTTGGCCACCAGTAGAAGACGCTTGTTTATCTGAATCTGCCTGAGTTTTCATCTGCGTCTGGGCATCCATTATGTCTATTTGAACCTTACCCTGTAGTGCGGCGTACAGCTCACTTTCTTCCACTTCAGGACTTAGATTCAACTGAATTCTAGCTTCGCTAATTCCTATAAGATTGTTAACAAATTTTTGTATGACGTGAGTTTCTTTTTTAACTTGAGTATCAACATCTATTTCGTTAAATTTAAAATAACAACGATCAGAAGTCTCATTTGTTGATGGATTAAGAATTGGATCATATCCAGCCTCAAACAATAACTCATTGAATATGTGTAGTCTTATCATTTCTGAAAATACTTTTTGATAGTTTTTTATTTTATCATAAAGAGCAACATCCAGTCTGTCGGTTACTGATCTATTTCCACCGTTCATCCCAATGCCCAAGTGATGGGGGGCCAAGCCAAGACCCACGGATACTCTTTCCTTGAAATGATTGAGGTATTCAATTGCCTCAAGTGCCTCTCTGCCAGCGCCAACAATGTCTATATTGTGTCTATGCGGAAGAATCAATCCACCTTCAGATCTAAGATTTTCTATTTCTGCTGAAGCTCTATCTATTTCGTCTGGCTCAGCTGGTTGTTCGGGAGTGCCAATAGTATATTTGTATAATGGAAACAATTCTCTGTGAACCAAGTTTTGAATATCTTCTTCCATTTGTCTTAGAGCTACTACGTCATCTAAAACATTACTCAAAAACGGAGTACCAAATGCTCTACCAGTTTTTTTATCTATAGCTATATGAATAACTCTATCTGCCGCCCAAACAGGATCTCTTTCGTTTGGAGAATAAGTGAGAGGATCTGTTGATTGCTGGTACGCTTTTGGTCTATTGAATCTATCTCGCAGTATTCTCACTTGCTCAGTTGGTATCAAATAATATCCAACGATTGGTTGAGTTGAATTTATTGGAGTTAGTTTTTCGGGAAAATATTCCGAAATATCTCCACGAGCCTTGACTATAAAAGCGTTTCCAAATTTAAACAACTGATCTGAAACTTCTTGAAGAAAATCTATAAATGGTCTTTTCATCGCCATTTCCATGAAATCTATTCTTTGATATAGATATGAAATAGCTTCCGAATTTTCTCCAGATATTTGCCAACCCTCTTTCCAAAAGAGCTCCCTATATTTGTTCATGGCTTGACGAACGTAGGAATCTGTATCTACGGCCTGCATGATGCGATCAAAGTCATAGGGAGATGGCTCGAATGTAGATCTGGTATTGTAATACCACGTATTGCCTTGAAAGCCAAGCGCAAGAGCCGCTATTTTCATTGTTTTTGGTAACTGCTTAACGTCTTCTGGTTTAATTGTTCTGGCTACAAATCTTTTACCAGACACATTATCCAAAGAACGAAATGGCAGATAATCTAGAATGGCCATTTTTTCTCCTATAAAAGCTATTTAAATAGTAGCCCTAAGGCTAGCTTTTATAACTTACTTCTGCTCTATGCCAGCTCTTTCAAAGGTATTCTTAATAATAAGACCCTTCACTGCTTCAAGCCAAAAGATAGTTTCTGATTCTGGAAAGTCGCTTCTGTAAGAAAGGTTCTTGTCGCTAATCTTAATTTCTATTGCAAACTCAGACTTTTGCTCTTGTGTATTCTCTTCGGTCATTTTACTTTTGTCCTCTCATATTATTAATTACATTTGTCAACTGTCTAATTGTAGCATCTTTTACAACCAACTCGGTGGTTAGTTGAGCAAGTTTTTCTTGAAAACAGGCTATAATTAAATTAACATCTAAATTAGTGTTTGATTGTTCAGCGTTGTTTGTTGTTTTATTCTCCAAAACACTCTCCTTATTTTGTTCAGGCAGTTCGAAATCATCATTATCATTTTTGGTTTGCCAATTAGGTTTTTGATTTATCTTAGACATTCTCCAATTATACCACTTTTTTTTGCCCATGAGTCAAGTTTATCATGAATTTTCTAAATCTGCTACTCTTTTACGAAGATCTTGAATGTTCGCGACAGCTAAAGCAAGTATATCAAAAACTTTATAAAAAGCTGGTATTGCTTCGTTATCGATCACTTCATACTCTGCTAATTCTCCATTTCTGATTTCGGCAACTTCTTCTGCAATGAAACCAATTTCAAAATTTTCTTCTCTTTTTTGCCTCATTATTTCAGCTTCTGTTGGAGAGCCAGATATCCATTTGAATTTAACTGGATTTAACTCATCTATCAAAGGTAGGTCCGTGAATGTTTGTATTTCTTTTTTAAGCTTTCTTTTTGAAGAAACTCTGGACAATGCTGCACCGCTATGATCTTGCTTAACAAAAAACGTACTAGAGTACTCGGCAGTCCTTGGATACATTGTACCCACTGCATCAATAGTGAACCAGTTATTCATATATATTCCACCAGCTCCGCCCTGGACCATCTAATTTTAAATAATTTCCATTAATATCACATCGACCGTGAGGAGCTCGTCTCCACCCTAAATGGCGCACTGGCGCTTTGGGTACCCATGGTTATTTGATATGCACCAGAAACCGTACCAAAATTGAAAACCGGATTTTGATAAGATGTAGAGAATGAACCGTTTATTTGTAAAGTTCCGTTAGAATCCCAAAAAGAGCTGCCGGGCGTTGAATGTTACACCATTAATAGTCCCGCCAGAAATCTGATTAGCTGATATAGTTCCAGTAAAATCTCCACCAACTCCATTTAATGTTCCAGTAAAAGTTCCACCTGCTGCTTGGAGGTCACCGCTAAATGTTCCGCTTGTAGCATTAATGTGGCCCGTTATAGTTGCGTTGTTAGCTGTTAACAATCCGTCATTATCTACTGAAAAATTTGGAAATTCTATTTCATTAGTTCCGCTTGTGTCTAATCGAATATACCTTGTATCATTTCCGGCCCTAAAATAAACTGAGTTATCAGCTCTTTGAATCCAAGCGTTATTCCATTGACTTAGTCCACTAGCTTGAATTGATATTCCTTTTTCTGAGCTACCAGAACTAATTGCCTCATTACCGACTCTAACAGAACCAGTAGCCAAAGTTCCGGTAAAACTTCCATTCGCGCCAGATAAAGTTCCTGTAAAAGTTCCGCTTGTAGCGTTGATGGTACCGGTTATAGTTGCGTTGTTAGCTGTTAACACGCCATCCGGCGTAACTCTAAATGGAGCGCTTGCGAAAGTAGAATTTCCTAAATATATTCCATTTGAATCGGCTTTAAATATAGAGTTTCCAGATCCAATTGAAATTGTTCCTGAAAAAGTTCCGCTTGTAGCGTTGATGGTACCGGTTATAGTTGCGTTGTTAGCTGTTAACACGCCAGCTGGGGTAACTCTAAATGGAGCACTTGCGAAAGTAGAATTTCCTAAATATATTCCATTCGAGTCAGCTTTAAATATAGAGTTTCCAGAGCCAATAGAAATTGTTCCACCACTTAAAGCTCCGGTGAAAGTTCCACCAGCTGCTGATAAATTTCCACTAAAAGTTCCACCAGCTGCTGAAAGATTACCGCTAAAAGTTATATCTGTTCCATCAAAAAATACGTATTTATCATTTGATCCAACTTTGAACTCCAATGAACTATCGGTATCGGAACTATTTCTTCTCCAACGATTGTGCGCATCTATGTATACCGATTGCGCTTTCAGGCCACCCCTAAGAGAAGCTGAAGAGAATTCTGCATGTCCGTCTCCTGCAATGATCCAACCACTTGATCCATTTGTCCAGGTGTTTGAACTATAGGATCCGTTGTAATCAGACGATCTTAATATTGCCATATTTGATGGTGCAGCGATATTCGTTTGTGGACCGGCTTGAGAAAGAATTATTTCATGTGCGCCTATTTTACCGGCGGTTATCTTGGCGGCCGTGAGACTAGCTATAAATTGATTTCCTATTAAAGGAGTATCTTGATCAGACAATACCAATGGCGACCAGGAACTGTAATTATTGCTGGTATCTTTTGTTCTTACTCTGCCGTAGTATCTAATGTTTTGTGCGTCGGAACTGTTTTCTACGGAGATTGCAAAAACGTTGGAGCCAGACTCTCCAGAAAGATATATCGTAGCATTGTTTATCAATGAGTAGTTTGGGAAGGAGCCCGTTACTTGATCCGCTTTATATAATTGATATTCGTACGATGAAACATCCTTATCTAATACGTTATCAAATACAAACATAACTTGCTGGAAAAAAGCGTAGAGTGCAAGATTAAGTGGATAGTCTGGTATAGTTTGATCGACTGGAACAGCAATCCTTATTGCATTGGCTTTTTCTGATTCCTGGTTTATATCAGAGTTTTTAATTTTTGCCGTGACTACGTAATTCTTACCGTGGTTTTAGGTTTTCTATTTTTCTTCTAACTCTAGCCATTTACGTTTCCTCCAAAAATTTTTCTGATTGAAAGATACGGATTTATTTCCTCTGCTTTAACGTTGCATTTGGCGTCGTATCCAAAAGAATAGTGATCGATCTTTATTTGACCATTTGTGGACAAATCATTTTTTTCGAAATTCGATACTATTTCGAAAATATAATTTTTATAATATAAGTTATTTTTTGAATAAACTAGTTGATTTAACTTTGTTGTCGAATCAAACAAATCTATGGTGATCCAATCCTGCTCCACAACAGATGTTGGAGTTGATTCATTTGAAAGAGCTATAAGTTTTATTCTAAATTTTCCATAGTCGGGAGCTTTATCGCAATATAGTTCAAAAAAAGGACCAGTAAAAGTTCCTATGACTTTTGCGCCTGGCGACAGGGATAATCCGTTTTTCCAGTCTACGTTAATATTAGTAAAGGAAAAAGAATATATTTCGTTAGTATTTGGATAGACATTAAAGAATGTCTGATCAACTTCATCGGGGGTGGTAATAAATTCTGCCTCATTTGAAGGACAGGATATATAGTCTTCAAACTGTCCATTTTGTACTTTTTTTATTGATTTCAAATCATCTGTTTTATAATATAAGCTATATTGTTTTTCGGGCTTTGTATTTACAGGATGTTGTTCCGCCGTTTTAAAAAAAAGCCTATTACTGATAATATGCGATTTAACTGGTACAAAAACATAATCATCTGCCGCATTTGACTCGTATACAACCAAATACGAGTTTTGTTCTTTTTGGGTCAATAAAGAATCATCAATATAATCATCTATTTTCAAATCTTTTACTTCTACAAAAAGCCAGGATCCAGCAGGTATAGTTTGCTCTAAATCTGGAACCTCAATAATCCTTCTCAATAAAGGATATACGTAATTTTCGTCCTGTGTCACCTGATCGGGAGACGCATCACTTGGCAAGTATCTAAACCACGACATAATCTTATATCTCTATTACCTCTATGATGATTTCGTTGCTGTCATTTAACATGTTGTCATCTATCTCTATATCAACTATTCCGTCTATGACAGGAACTCCTCCATCAACTATATCAGAAAAATATTCAACAACTTCTATTGCCGTTGGCTTAGTTGGTTTTTGTTCCCTACTATTTCTTGCAGACGAATAGTCTATATCGACTGATCTTATTCTTTCTGATCCATCGGCGCCACTGTGTGAGTGAGTAGAAAGATTGATTCCATCTATTTTAACATTTGATTCAACTTCTATGTCTCCAATTATTTTTCCGCCATTCCTTAACAAATATTGAGGATGATGATTTTCGTCTAAGTTATCTAGACTTGCGTGATTTGAAATTAAATAACTTTCGGTATTGTACGGGAGAATCGTATTGTTGAAAAAGGCCATGTATTTGTCTTCTTTTGGCGCCGATATTATCACCGGTTTTTTTTCGCCCTTAAAAGAAAGTTGATATATGTAGTTTGAATATCTTCTTTTTGATTGTATTAATTTAAAAAGATTATCTACATTTGAACTTATAATTTGATTTCTTTGAATCAAATCTGCCATGATCATTCCAAAACTTGAATTTATCACGTTTCTAGCTAAATTTAATTCTTGCGTTAGAACCGGTGTATCTAATGCAAAGCCCGTAGTCAACAAGTCAAGCTCAAGTGTTGATGATATATCTTTTTTGAATTCTATAGATTGAGATAAATATCTTTCATAGAATATGTCGCAATTATCTACGTAATCTCTTTTTAAAAAATTGAGTACATTTTGAGATTCTTCATGAAGAACGTTTAGTCTAATTGAAAAAAACGCTTGGAATTCGATTGCTTGTTTTTTTGAAACCTTATCCAATTCGGAAGTTGGTATTTCTCCTGGTGATGATGTGAGCGTCTTCCTAACGCGTTGCGAGAAGTGGGACGCCATCTTTGCCCATGCATCGAATTGAAGTGCTGTTTGTTTTTGTGAACTATCTTCATAATCCTCCCCGAATTTATGTAAAAGAATATTTACTATACACATTGCTTCATGTTCTATGAAGATTATTAATCTTCTAAGATCAAAAATGTAACCGAATGACGCCTCTGTTAGCGCCAAATGATATTCGTCAAGCAGCTTTCTACAGCTAGTTGACATGGTTCTTTCTGCATATTTATATTCACTGAAAGAGATGTACTCGGGAACATTATCAGAAATATTATTTTGTTTTTTGACATCTTCCCAAATTTTTTTATGAGCTTCTTCAAGATTTTGATTTATTGTGCTTTTTATGTAGATAATTGACAAAAGAGATTCTAGGTCAGATTTCAAATTCATCAAATCTATTTGAGCCCTTGAAATTTCTTGTTTTACATAATCCAAAGGCAAAGATATTTCTAGGTTCAAGGAATAATCCAAAGAGGTTGGCAATAATCCTCTATACTTTTGATCTATTACTTCTTGTGGAGACTTAGGTTGATCAAAGAATGAAACATCGGCTTTTTCTGCTCGATATAATTTATCACTAGCGTTTGTTATATTTTCCAAATTATTTACAGACATGGTTTACCTAAAATATTTTTCTTTTTATTGAATTCGGTCTTTTTTTTCTAGAGAATTTTGCGGCCTTGTATATATCTGCTCTTCCCGTAGTTGTATATTTTGATTCTACTTTTTCGTCTTCATTATTTTGTTTTGGCATGAAGAATGCATTTGAGAAACTTTGCGTCTTTGATGCGTAATTTGATTTCATCAAATCTCCATAATTTTGAGTTACAGATAATAAGGCTAGCATCACCGCATCGTGTGCGTGATCCATTGCAGACCCACCGGCTTCAAAAACTGGTCTACCAGTCTGAGTCATTCTAACGACTATATAAGATATTAATTGTAGATAAAGCTCTTCGTCTGAATCTGGAAAAACAATCATTTCTTTTTCTAAATATTGTCTTAAATTATCAACCATAAAAGGTTTCATTTCTTTTTTTACGGGAAGTTGTGTGTAAGGGTCTTTTACCTCTATTGTTTCTGCAAATGAAATGCCTTTGACTTTATTCTTTAATCCAGATCTTTCATCTTCTATTCCCTTTTTATGAAGAAGCTCTACTTGAACTTCGCCGAAACCCCTGTCAACATAAATATGTTTGGGGTTAAATATTTTATTTAATTCAACAATTCTATCCACTGCTTTTGTCAATGTATATTCCGATTTATCTATTTCTTCTCTATAGCAAAGTCTTACTTTATTTTTAAATCTTTCTTCTTCATAGTCGTGACCACATATTTCTAAAACCACTATATTTGTACCTGCTCCATATTTATCCCAGTCTACTCCTATGGTGTAAAAAGATCTTGCAGAATTTACGGAAGGTTCATATTTCCACGAGGGAGATATAAAAGAAAGATCTACAAATTTTCTTGGATAAACACCCTCAGAGTCCTCGCCCCAGTCGGCTTCTATTTCATGTCTATATCCAAAGTCCGAATACTGTTCTCTAAATTCATCTTCTTGTTCCTTGGCAAAGAATGGATTTACGTAGCTTGGAAACCAAAATTCCTTAAACCTGTTACTGTTACACCATTCCCAAAATTTTTCTCTTCTACCAGTTGGAGTAGAGGCTCCTATTAAAACTTTATCTGGTTGATCTTCTGAGGTTTTTTGTAACATTGCGTAAAGTGCATCAAGATCTCCGGAGTGCATGTAGTCCATTTCGTCTAAAATAATTAGGTGAGCTTCTTGACCACGGGCAACGTCTGATTTTCCACCAGATCTCATTCCTGAAGTAAAGAATCTAATTGTGGATCCATTTGAAAATTCCATGGTAAATTGCGGACTGGTGACTTTACGAATTATGGAATTGTGCACTATATCATTTTTAGATGCTAGCCTAAGAATTTCTTGATAGATAATCTCTACTTGTGTTTTCATCGGAGCAACAACCAAACAGCGACCATCTTTGTGGGTGTAACTATAATGAAGTAGGTTTACTGCGAGTGTAAAAGTTTTACCTAAACGACGACCAGCTCTAAGCACCTTTCTTAACGAAGGGTCTCTTAACATTAAGATTTGATAGGCTCTTGGTTGAACTTGTAGAAAATGCCTTGCCCAAATTACAGGATCTTTTGCTATGTGAATCTGTCTTTGTTGATCCGGTCCAATTCCCAGATCTAAAAGATCTTTATCTAATTCAAAAGGCTCATCTATAAGGTATGAGAGTTCTTTGCTGGTCAAATTTCTTTCCAACACAGGAGTTCCATCAGACCAAGTTATATGACTTAATTTATTTTTAAAAACCCATTCAATACGATTGATCTGTTTTATCAATTCAATGTCTTGTGATTTTATTATTTCGAGTAAATCTTCTCTAGATAGTTTTTGTAAAGCTTCTCTAAAATTTTTGGTTTTACTCATGACTTAACCAAAATGTGCTGCCATCATAGAGGCCTCTGATCCCAAAATATTTCTTGCGTTTAATCTAGAGTTTTGTATTGCCATCACTCCTCTTGACCTTGAGGTTGCAGCGGCTTCGCTGTCTCTATATCCCATTCCAAAAAGTGGTTTACCCATTGATCCTTGTAGAGATCTGTTGGCGTCTCTTGCTAGATTGATTCCGCTCTTAACTATTTCTCCACCAAGTTTACCTAAATCATAAATTAGAGAAGCGGCCGCAACAAACTGCAAACCTGGTATTGCAAATGCTGCTGCTCTAGCTCCAAGGAATTTTGCTCCAGCTTTTGTTGTTCCTAATTTGGCTAAACCACTAAGCTTGAATTGTTTATAAACGCTACCCGCAGCTATTTGTTTTGCAGTGCCAATTCCAACATTTTTTCCTAAAACTCCTGTTTTATTTATTGCAGATTTAAGATCTAAAAGAGCTTTACGAGCGCCTGCTTGAGATGATCCTACAAGTCCAGCTTGTCCGAACATTCCTTTTGCACCCCTAAAATAACCAGCAAGATATTGAGTTCCAGCTCCGCCTATAGCTGAAGCCATTAAGTTTCCAGCAACTCCTCTAGCTTGTGTGCCACCAGCTCTTATTGCCGCTATTCCCGAATCGACTGCACTTACGGAACGGCCACCTGCTAATCTTGCCAACCTCATTCTTTCGTGTGCTGGCAACATAAATTCTCCAGCGAATCTTGCGTTCTGTGTCGCCATTTTTACTACTTCTGTTGCGACTAGATTCTTATTATTTGCCATACCTAGTCTTTTAAGGTTTGTTGCTAATTGATCTAATCTTGCTCCGCTTAATTTTCCCCTTTTAGTCAGTTTGTCTAATTTTGATCCAGCTGCAATAGCCGATAACATACCTGCACCAAACAAGGGGGTTCCAGCTTCGACTCCAAGTGCACCTCTTAAACCACCCATCTTTAATTTTCCAGATTGCTCCAATTTATTTAAGAGTCTGTGTCCTTGAGCAAAAGTGTAAATTCCAGAACCCTGTGATCCTGCGGTAAATACCGACAAAGAGTGCATCCTTGTCATTGCCCTTGGCCTCATGGTTATATTGTTTAATCTCGATGGTTTTACAAACGGATCTTTACCTGCTATATTTCTGCGTTTTCCAAAAAGAAAAGATTTTTCAGTAGCTTTAGTTGGTGACATTGCTCCTTTTTGAAAAATTCCAAACTTTGACCTTGAGTTTGCAAAGAGCTTGGTGTCATCCATGAATCCACCACGTATGAGAGTATTTGAACCCCTAAACGAACTAAATCCAATAGATGCCGTTATACCAGGAATGTGCTCTATCATTCTTTGGGCTAAAGGAGTCTCAGTATTCAATGTCCCCATTGACTGATCGTAGTCATCGTAAGATAAAGGCATTTTTATCCTCTTGAGTTATGCATTCCGAGAACAATATCTCCTGATGCGTTTAGTGCTTCTGCGTTTCTCAAAGACACGTTATTGTACGGGCTTTGATCATAAAATTGTCTATTTCTTTCAAGGTGACCTTTTGCGTACAAAGCGGGAAAAGCAGCTGCACCTGTTACGGCACCAAGTATTGCTCCTGCGGCTCTTGTTTTTGCTCCACCCATAGAAAATGCTTTACTTTCTCTTCCTATTGCTGCTACCGCATTACTAATTGTTTTTCTGGGAGTTCTTGCCACAAGACTAGTTGCTCCGATATCCAAGTCCGCCACCAACTGCAGCACCGACTCCGGCTAATCCGGCAGCAAAACCAGTACCAACAACGGGATCAACCATAAATTTATCTTGTGGAGCCGAAAGCTGCATTACATCCCCAAGAGGACCACCAACTGCTGAGCCTATTAAAAATCTTGCAGAAACGTTTTTACCTAAAAATGCTGCATCTGCATTTGGATCCCCAAGTGCGGCTTCCATCGCGCCTTCTCTAACGGAGGGTCCAATCCTACTGGCCGCCCCCATGACACCAGCTACACCTAGAGCCCCCCCAATCATCGCTGCTCTGCCAAGACCTAAAGCCATTTAAATTACACTCCCGAATATAGATGGTTGTATTTATCATTTCCCATTCGATGATGGTTTATTCTATTTCTGTCTAAGTTTCCTACCACTCCAGCGGTGACCAGAGGGTCTCTTCTTCTTGCATTCATTGGCTGAACTCCCCTTGTTTCATCCATAGACATTCTCCCAGCGTACTGCTGTATAGGTTGTTCGTCCATTGTTTCATTATAAACGTCATTTTCACGAGTTCTTTTATATATATAGTAACCAGCTGCTGCCGCAGTCATACCTATGCCAATACCTTTTAATCCACCTTTATTTTGAATAAGACTCTCTATAAACTCATTGGCTTGCATTCCAATCATTCTTCTTTTTTGTCTCATTCTTAAGATTCTTTGAGTTGATTTTGATGTACCAGATATTGCGTCGCTAATCTTTCCCATAACGCCATCTCTTATTCTTTTTGCTGCTTCGACCATATCATCTGCAGCTTCTCCACCCAACTGTCTACTTCCTTTCGTTACATTTTTATTTTCAAATCCGGTCAATACGAGCGTAGATTCATCGGCACTAGTTTTTGCGTACTTTGCCCTTAAGGATCTAATGTGAACGTCGTTGTCAATTTCAATTCTAGATGATCTAGCTGATCTTACAAATCTTTGCGTTTCTTCTTCGCCAGCGTACGCAACTCCGATTCCGCCATCATCTATTTTTTCAGCTATTGCCTTTATTATAGTTTCTTCCGATGCTCCATTTTCTCCCATATTAATAATTGCTTGAAGGGATTGACGAGCCGTAGCTAATTCTTGTGTCAATGCTGTTTGAGTTGCTTTATTTCCCCTCAATAGTTCGGATCTGTCATTCATTATGTAATCGTATAAATTTTTTGCTACCACTTCAGAATTGGATTTACCTTCTTGTTCAGCTAAATGAAAAAATACATTTAATTGGTCTTTTTTGGAAACTCTTGCAACGCTTAAACTAAAATCACCCTTACTCAGGACATCTTCACCCAAAGCTTCCTTCACTATCTGCATAGGTACAAAAATTCTTTCAGCTATTTGTTCCGATGGAGTCACTCCGGCTCGAAAGACGTCAATTTTTGATCCAGTTTTAAAATGAGAAACTCCGTATTCAGACATTAGGTCTTTGTTTTTTGCGTATCTAAAATAGTCAACGTCTTGCGAAGCGGCTGCCCTAGCTGATTCCGAAATACTCATATCGGAAGAAGCGGCTATTGCTCTTTCTCTAGCGGATCTAATCTCACCAGAAGTTGATTGAGCAACTATGGTACTAAACATTCTGCCATAATTACTCATTTTTACATGAGGTGATCCTATGTCTATTGCTGCCTCTGCTAACTCCAACGCCGTTCTTGCAGTCGCGTTATTTAAGCCCGGATTAAATTGAGCTTCTCCCTTAACCGCTTTGAAAAACGGAGTTTGACCCCCTAATAAATCGTAAGTTTTACCCATTGACGCAATAAGTCTTTTTTCGTCTAATGCAACAGTTTCGCCAACCTGGGAGCTCAAACTACTCAAATTTCTTACTATGTTTTCAACTTCGTCAAGTTGACTTGCCTCTCTGTAGTTTATTCCTAAATCAAGTATTTTCCCAGCCCTGGTATTTATTGATACCGATTCCCCGACAGTCACTCCAGCGGGTCGGGGAAGATCGATTGTTTCTACAAACCTTTCATCAATACTTTGATCTATAATTTCTCTTAAGTGTGTTCTTGTTAGATCTGTATCTAATTGAAAGGTTTGTTCTCCAACCTTAAATACGGATTGTCCTCTTTTTTTGTCAAAACTAATTATTCCCTTTGATTGTCTTAGGTCGCCGAACAACATGCGGTGACCTTCGGGCGCAATCAATCCTTCATCGATTATGTCATCCAAAGTGGATGTTATCTGTACTTCATCTATAAATTTATTCTTGACTATGTTTCTTACGGCCACAGAAAGATGAGATACGTCTGCTATGTTTGTGGTTGGAGTTAGTGCTGCTGATTGAAATACCTTTGCCTGCGCCCCCCTAACCAAACTACTGTATCCTGATCTCTCTTTTTGATCTACGATCCTTAGAGCAAATGGATCTTTCTGTTCTTGCAATCCTATGTTAATATATTTCTGCACATAACTTTGAAGCATTGCATCCGTGTCCGCCATGTGTGTTCCGCCATAAATTTTATGAAACAATTGTCTGGCTTTCTCTCCTGTTTCGCCTGCTTGTTGTGCTTCTTTTTCAATTAACTCAAGAAGATTTGTCCTCATTGCTATGGCTTCTACTGAGGCCGTTGCGGCTGATTGTCCCATTTTAGCTCGTGCTAAAAATTCAGGAGAGTATAACAATTCGTTAAATCTTTTTAGATGAGCTGCGTCATCGAACTTCCTCGACGCATCCAAAAAAGTTTCGCCTAGCTCATCTATCTTTTCTTGCACTAGCCTATTCATATACACTCTTGATACCTCTAAGGTATCGATAATAAAATTTGCTTCACGGTCTGCCATTCTTTTATGAAATTTCTCTGTAGCTTCCATAGCTGCTTTATGTTCGCTAAAACCTGCTTGTTGTTTTGCGGTGTTCGTCATTGCCTGAATGTCAAATAATACGTTATGGCCAGAAACATGATCGGCTTCCATCAATTTTTCCATGAATCTTGCGTAATTATCTAAAAACTCTTTTCCGCCCCTTGAATCACGAATGGTTTTTCCTGATTGATTAGAAAAGAAATCTGTCAAAGATTGGCTTCCGGCAACTGTTATTCCACCCAACTGTCTACTATTGTACGTAAAATTGAAATCATCCAAAAGACGTATGTTTCCATCTATGTTTTCGCTTATTGCAAATGATCTTACTTCGGAACCCTCGAATACCCCAGTTGTTTCCACGTCAAAAGTATAAATTTTTTTACCAACTAGATTGCGTGAAAGTTTTTCATAATTCGTTGTTTGCTCCAGGGTATTAACTCCCATTAAATTAGATATACCCACATTAAATGCGTCCATATTTGCTACTCTTGGATTTATATTAAATATTGTTCTATTTAAAAGCGTAATTATTCCGTGATTAAGATTTGTTGTATCAACGTTGTATTTAGCTGCTTTCCTATAAAGGTTTGTGCTTGGAAGTTGTTGACTTGGAAGTCCAATTTCTGCAAATAACCTTGGCAGCTTTAAAACGTCATTTGTATATTCGCTTTTCATCATTGCCATACTTGCTTCGTCGAGAATAGATAAGTCTATCTTTCCACCGGCAATCAGTGTATCTAAATTAACTCTTCCTACTTTAGCTGAATTAACTTTTCCAGTCTCTAACAGTTTTATGTATTTTTCGTGAAATTCAGAATATCTTTGCAGGAATGCTTCAGGAGTTCCGTAAATTTCCTGTAATTTCGTAACGTCTAACCCTGACGGGGCGAGGCCGCTTGTGGTGTAATCCACCTAAATTTGCCGAACTGTATATGTCACTAAGAGGCATTGTCTGTTTTGTCCGTATTAATAATTTGAGATTCTATGTACTCATCGAGTTCGTATGTTCCCAATTTTTGTTTCAAAAGTTTTTCTTTTTCTATTTGGATAGATTGAACCTTGTACAATATGTCGGAGATTGCTTGAGCGCTGTCTATTTGCATCTGGCCAGCTTTGGCTTTTGCTTCTCTTGTTGCCAAGAGTTGATTTCTTAAGTCTTTTCTTCTTTTATGCAGCTTGTCTTCAAGTTCAACCGCAAGATGCAATTCTTTTTTAAGTACCGGCATTCCGTTTTCATCAATACCAATTACGTTTTCTTGTACAAAATGTTCTTTTGCCAAAAGCTTGGTTTTTCTAAGGTATTGAACCTCTTGATCAACAAGATCCCTTATCATTGACACCTCAATGAGGTTGTCTGGATGTACATCTAATTGGTCCATATACTCCATTGTGAATTGAGAAACCATTGACATTTCTATTGGACATGGATTTCCTTTTGGGGCCAGGTTTTGCTTAAGTAAGGGACAGGTATCTGCAAATATACATTTTTGAGCTTCGCAATTCATCGGGATCGAAGAAAACATGCTGCTTCGTGTTTTTTGCGGCCTTACCAATTCAACAGCTTTTGTTTTATCTTCATCCGACCAGTTTTCGGGAAAAAATAAATCCGGTCTTAGAGATTCAAATTCTTTCAGGAATTTTTTTTTGTCGTCAAACTTTTCTATGTCAGCCATTAAAATCTATCCATTCAGATTGAAACTTTTCATCATTAACAAACATTTCAGACACTGCTGATTTACAATAAGTACAATAATAATCCTTAGATATTATAACAGCTTTATCACTTTTTCTCTTTTGTTTTTTTGACAAAATTAAAGATAGCTGTGATTCACATCTTGGGCAGTTCATTAGATTTCTCCGAGAAGTTTTAAAAGACCTTTCTGAAGTTTTTCTTGCACTGCTACATCCTGAGCGGCATTCACAAAAGTGCTTACTTCTCTCATTTCATCGGGAGAAAGATAAGATGAAACCCTATACCTTGCGCCCTTGCATATGTCGCAATATATTTCTTGTTCTTCTGAATAACAGTCGCATTTTTGTATTATTTCAAAATTCTCTAAAGCCTCTGCTGTATTTAGCCATTTGTTTTTAAATAGTTTTTTTGTTTGTTCTTTGTAGGCTCTCAACTTTTGAGGATCATTAGACAGTAAAGTTCCCATATCTAAAGAATGTTTCATTAACTCATTTATACTTTTATATAAAAAATTTGCCAGTTGAAAGTCACCGTTTTTATCAATATAGTTTTTCCAGTTATTCATCACATATCACATCTTTCTTTTTTATTAATATCTGTAATTACTTTGTCTTCCTCTCGAAGTACCATCTGATCTTCTTGATTGGACAACGCTAGCAGCGGCAACTACTCCAGCTCCAATTAATGCATTTCTTTTAAAGTTTCTACTTTTCATTAAATTTCGAAGTCCAGTTGCCCTTCCTGCTCCTTGATTAGCTCCAGGTTGGGATGCAATAGCACCTGGAGCAGGCATTGAGGGTCCGCTTGGTGGACCGAATGCTGGAGCCACTGGTCCTATTGGTGCAGCTGCCGGCGGACGTGCACGTATTGCGACGGGCGTGGCAACGGGTGCGGGCGGAGCTACTCTTGATCCAGCAGCGGGTCTTACTCCTCTTGTTTCAAGTCCACCACCGAATAGGTCTGCGCCTGGATCCAGCAGTGGGTCTTACTCCTCTTCCCTCTAGTCCGCCAACAGCACGAGTTGGACGAACTTTTCTTGAAGGACCAATGTCTCCAATAATTCCTTGACCACTAGTTGTTCTAATGTTACCAACTCCACTTGTAGTTGTTCTAATGTCACCAACTGCATTTGTAGTTGTTCTAATGTTGCCAACTGCACTTGGTGGATTAGTGCCAGTACTGGCTACGACAGCAGAGGGTCGCGTGTATGGAGAATCTTCCATTCCTATTGTAGATATTGCATTGCTGATTGATCTTTTGCGAGGAGCTGCGTTTGCGGTAAAACGAGGTGCTCTTGTTGCCGGCTTTAACGGACCTTCCGGAATCGCAGATGAAGTCCTAGGATCTCCAAGAACTTTTATTGGCTCATAGATATCTGCTGCCTGAGACGTTCTCATGACCTTGGAGCTAGGATTTAAGAATTCACTAAGCTCGTCCAATTGACTGCCATATGGCGTTTTTGTGGGAGCAACCATTCCAGGGCGCACTGGGTTACTTCTTAGTCGATCTGCGTAAGATTGACGTCCTCTAAATCTATCCATAAATGGCATAAGTAATTTTACTCCATAACTTTTGTTTTTTTACTTGGTTTCTTTAAAGAAAAAATAAAATTATCATCATTATAATCTATATTAAAGATAGTACCTTTTGGAATGGTACTTTGAACAATTATTTTAGATATGCCAGTTTCTATTTGATCCCTTCTTATTTGAGCTAATCCTCTGGCTCCCTTAACTGAATCTACGCCTTTTTCTATTAAAGCATCTATCACCCTAGTGTTGTACTCGGCAAAGAATCCTTTTTTGTTTAATTTTGAAGAAACTAGCTGCATTTCTAATTCTGCTATCTTTTCGCAATCTTGTCTAGAAAGA